GGCCGTATCCAGCAAACATGTAACTGTACGACTCCGTGCGTATTGTATAAACAATACCAGCATTGGGGTCAGTTGTCAGCACAAATTCACCGTTTATAAGCGGTTGATGGATTAAGTGACTGTTGATAGTTCCCGGTACTTGGAAGTACGTAAACTTGTCATCTGATATAAAAGCCCAGTCGTAGAGCGGTGTAGACTGCCCAAGGGTCAGTACTAAGTTAATGGCATCAGCCATTGTTATGGAATCAGTTAGGACTTTATCAACCGCAAACAAATTTAGAACATCTGTTGCAGAGACGGTGTCTGTGATGTCGGGGCGAGTAAACTCTTTTACCATGACATCAGCCATAGCTACTGGGTCAGCATCAGCATCAGCATCTACTACGTCAAAGTCAAACTCATAGCCCGGTGTCTTAGCAATAAAGTCCGTTATCTCAACGGAATCAGTCAAGACTTTATCGACTGCAAAGGTGTTGACCACATCGGTAACAGTAGCCGCATCACTAGGGTTTACCCCTATATCAAACGGGCCAAACGCATCAGAGGCTGTAACTGTTTCAGTCTTACCTAACTCAGGCTGTCGTGAAGAATCATCAGCCGTGGTCACTGAATCAGTAACATCAGGACGGGTGAAGTCTTTAGCCGCTGCGTCTGTAGCCGTCGCACTATCAGCAACAACTTTACCTGTGCTAAATTCTGTTACTACATCGACCGCAGCAGCAGAATCCGTCAGTGCCTTACCAACATCTTTGGTGTTGATTACATCATCCACACTAGATGTGGAGTCCGACAACACTTTATCAGTAGTTTTAGCGTCAGCATCAGTAGCTTCAGCAGTATCAGCTAGGGTTTTCCCTACATCTTTTGCATCTGCATCCGCCATAACGATAGGGTCAGGGTCGGCGTCAGGGTCAACTAGGTCAAAGTCAATGTTCCCATAGAACATTTTGTTAATGACGTCTGTTGCCGTAACTGAGTCTGTAAATGCAGCATCAAATGAAATAGCCACATCATCCGTAGCTGTAGCTACGTCAATGCTAATCCGGTCAATAAAGAACGCACGGAAGTCAGACATCTGAACAGTCTGATTCTCCAACGTGGTAGTAGGTACAACAAACGCAGATGCCCGAATAACCGTGTTTGGCTGGGCTGTAGCCGTAACTCCACCCGCAGCAGCAATACCAATAGAGACTGCCGAAACGGCAGCTACCAGTAAAGTTGTCGCAGCAGCAGAGGCACGGATATTAGCCATTAGAAGCTCTCTCTAACCGTAAAGCGTAGGGTGTCATACACAGTCTGTACTTCACCGTTAAAGTTAATCACAATCTCGCCTTCGTACATGCCGGGGTCTACATTAAGCACACCACCAGCAAAATTAAATTGTATCTGCCCAGTCGTACCACCACTCAGCTTAGAGGTGCTAATAGTGGACAACAGTGTAGTTGTACCAGATTCTCTGAACTTAATTGTGACAACCGTGGTGGACAGAGATAAATCAATAGGCGAACCAGTTAAGTCGTCAGTCAACGTAACAACAATGACTGGCTTCTCATCACCTTCTACTAAACGAATGACATCAGCAGCCATATTGTCCTCACGCTAAAGGGCGCATCTGCACGCTCATCGAGGCACGGGCTGCACCTAGATTAGCTCTTGCTCTGCGCTCGGTTATTTTTGAAAGATATTGCTTGGCATGGTACGTAGCCAACTCGCGGTCACTCCAGTTTTTGTTGGGCATGACGAGAAGGTGCTGCAACGCACCGTGCATGATGACGTTCTCTAGGTCATCAAAGATTGTTTTATCCATGCCTGTAGACGTGCGCAAAGGCTTTAGAACCGCAATCATGTTGAGGTCATAGGCTACAGAGTCATCGGGTAGGGGGGCAAGAACAAAGCTATCAGGGTCTAACTGACAAATATATTGCGGGTTAGACCGCTGCGTTACATCTAAGTTAGGCCACTGGGGGTAGGTGTCATACAACTGCTCAAGCGTCAAAGGCGAGAGTGGTGCACCATTTACCGTGGCTGTAAGGAAGGCATGGACTTCAGTCTGAGTTGGGTTGTTGTACGGATACTCGTATACGCCCGGGGTCAGACGGGTTGAAGGTTGCTGATACCGCCATGCAAGCGTACGCTCGCACGTCTCAATTGCTGAATCACGAATATGTTGCTCTAAGATTGGCTGAGGACAGCCCGGTACACTTGCCGCAAGGCGTGTAGCCAACGAGAGAAATGTGCGAGTACTCATGAGGCGATTACCTGTTCTTTAGCTAGACCCGCTTCTTCCGTATCGGTCAGTGACCTTGCTTGTGCGCTCACACCAAGAGCTTGGGTAAATGCTTGCTGGAACAACTGCGCACGGTTAGAGTTTACATGCTCATTATCTACGGATTCGGCTAAGAACACAGTACCGTCAACCACAACAGGGAAGAAAGCATCGGGCAACAAAGCCACAACGTCTGTACCAAGGTAGTTGGGAGGAGTCTGTGCGTATTCCCCGATAAGGACTAGACCTGCGGGGGCTTTGGGGTAGATGAAGAACTTGTTGGGGTTGCGCACATGGCGCATCCAGTTGACTGTTGGGCCAGCAGCATCATTCATCCAGCCGGGGTATGTCTGGTCAAGGGCAGTGCGGTCAACTTCCGTTACACCTGAGCCGTCCTTAACTTGGAAAATTTCTACAATACGAACTGACTCAATTGGGGGAGACTGAATTACAGACCCTGCCGTAGTTGGAATCTCTCCGATGTAGGCAAAGAGGTCGGGGCGCAATACAGACATACGCTTAAGCGTTTGATTGGCAAAGCCCAGTAACACCGCATCGCTGTAGCGTTGAGGTGCACTGATGTCTTGTAAAAGGCGACGAGCCTCTGTGACTACATCATTGAGTATCATTCGGGTAATCCCTTAGAAGCATCAGCATTGAGTTCGTGGTTTTCAATACGAGGCTCAACTGGAATTTCTTCCACAGGGGTCTCTAGTTTCAAACCTGTTTTGCGACCAGCTTGTTTCTTTGGGATAAACTTCTCAGGAAAGGCTTCTTCCTCAGTTACTTCCTCAACCAGTGGGTTTTCAGCCAACAGTTCTGTGTAGTCGTAAATAAAACCATCGTTTTTGTTTCTTAGAAAACGTGCCATTTAAAAACTCCTATCGGTACTTGGATGTCTTACTCGCTATTTTAGCGGGTTGTTTTACAAACTGTTGACCTTTTGCTTTACCATCGCGCTTTGCTTTGGTAGTCGCCGCATACTCTGCGGGGGTCAACGCTTTTATTGCAGCCTCGGGTAAATACCGTTCTCCGGTCTTACTCGAAGGTTTACCGCTCTTGGTGCGCCACTTCTGGTCACCCCAATCTTTGAGAGACTTCTGCGGGGCTTTCAATCTTTGTACCCTCCGCCAGCAGCCTTATATTTCTTAGCAACAAGTTGTGCTTTACGTGCCGACCACTGGCCTGCACCTGTGCCCTGCGTTGCCGCAGCTTTTACTTGCGACACAATACGTTTACGCAACTCGGGCTTAGTATAGTTGCCTGCTGCGTTTACTTTGGATTTTGTTTTTGTAGCCATTAGCATTTCCACCTTGCGAGTGCTGCTGCTTTACGTGTTGGTTTACCCTTCTCGTCTTTCATAGGCCCGGGCATACCAGACATACGTGCACAAAAAGAATCCTTGCGTTTACCACCTTCAGGCTGTGGAGCTTTTAAATTTGAGCCTGTTGCTGCATTGTACTTAGCACGACCTTTAGCGGTCAACCCAGCACCCTGCGATACAGGTAGTTTCTCACCACGACCTACGGACAGGTTAACGCCCTTTTTCTTGGTAGCCATTACACACTCTGCACAAACACAGTAGTCTTTGCCGATGTAGGAAGTGTTACGTGAACATCGGTAGTGAATAAAATACCATCGTCAGGAATATTCATGACAATCGGTTGTGTGCCAGTTCCAATATTAAACTGCAACCTCACAGTACCAGAAGCACCGCCGTCACGAAAGATAACATCACCAGCAGTACCACCGCTGATTGTGTGATACCCACGTAGTTGACGCCGCCCAGTAGCTAAAGTACCTGTTGCTTCTGTATGTACAGCCGTTACATTTGACATATTGTTCTCCTATTGTAAGAAGGGGGGCTTTTAGCCCCCCGCCTTTTAGTTGATGTCTGTCAACAATGCGAAGATACGCACAACAGCAGCGGCTGGTACAGCAGTACCAAGCGTGATGTC